TTCCGATGTTGCTTACTATACAAAGAGAGCAGAAGAAGTGTTCGAGCCATTTCCATTTTACAGTAATACTATTATGTGATAAACTTCTGTGCGCATATATTGTGATAGCCATTGCTCCGAAAAACCACCATGCCAAAACATAGGGTATTAGATCCCATCTTCCAAATACAATGATTCCTAGCAGACACAACTGGGTGAACCACCAGTATCTGATACGAAAATTAATTTTATATGTGGTTAAGTGTTGCTCTCTAAAATTACTGAGCCAATCACGCAACCTTTGAAATCCGATAGTGAACAATGTATGTTTACCCCTGTTAATTTTTTCCTCATCTCGTCACTCGGTACTAAGTTCGGTGAGATATAGGAAAACATTTTAGCTTCTTTCATACCAACGATTGGGTGTTGTCTTGCTTTCACAAATGCTTCTTTTAACACCCATACCTTTGCTAGATAATTACATTTCTGCCTATCTAACAGTCCATCATATATTTCTTTTTCAGTCGGCGACAATATAGTTTCCGACCATTTATCCCTGCGTCTATCAAATCTAGACTCAAGAACCATATCAATTCCGTGTCCTAAAATCATGTTTGGTAGTACTCTCTTGAAGTGTACTTCTTCAATGTTTCTAGTTTTTCTTCAGCAGCAGAAATCTTTTCTAGTTGTTTATCTATTTCAACCATGACTTCTGAATGCTCACCTATACCAACTGAGTTGGATATATAGACTTGCATATTAGCATTTGCTTCAGCAATATCACCTTCATATTTTTTGACTAGAGCATCAACTATTAGTTGACTTCGCTCTGTCCTGCTTAATCTCTTCATCACTTTTTCTCTCCTCTAATATAGTTAGTTCGCCTTTATCGGGATCTATATAGTATTTATGCTCATTAATTTCGTCCATAGTTTTATTGGCTTTTTGATGCCAATCCCAAGCAGTACCTCTTACATTTTTCTGACAGAATTCAGGAAACTCTTCTCCCTCTAATACTATCTCGCAATATACTTTATGTTCGCCTATGGTTGCTGTATTTGCTTTCGCTACTGGTACTCGTTTATCACCTTCTTCAAAAAATATTTGTCGCTCATGGTCAAGTTCAAATAATTGATGATTGACTACATAACGAATAATACCTTCATCAAACAACTCATCAATCTTATCAACCGAAGTATTCATTACAAAACCATTCAGTTGCATCTTTAGTTTTTCGTCTTTCATGGTTGCCCATTTACGATTAATTACATTATAAGTCATCTATACTCGGTGCCCCAATAATATTATATCCGCAATCTACATAATGTGTTTCACCTGTCACACCTGAAGATAAATCAGATAGGAAGTAATATGCACTTCCTGCTAAATCCTGTAGAGTGATATTTCGTTTCATAGGGTTCACTCCTTCGGCATAAGCCAACATACCCTTACTGCCTTTTACAGCCATAGCAGATGATGTTTTTATTACACCTGCCGATATACAATTTATGCGTACTCCCTTTTCCGCACAGTCTTTCGCTAAGTATCTAGTTGCTGACTCAAGTGATGCTTTTACTAATCCCATTACATTATAGTTGTCGTAAACTCTACGAGCTCCATCATAACTAAGTGTGAGATATGCCCCACCTGTGTTCATAAATTCGATACTGTTTCTTACTATATCTATCAACGAATAACATCCTACGAGTAGCGACTCACTGAAGTTTTCCTTTGATATATCCATCATCTTACCATCTAACTCACGAAAGTCAGTCATACTCATTGCGTGAACAACATAATCAATCTTAGGATAATGGTGTTTGACAGCAAGAAAAGCATTCCTTACATCCATACTATTAGATACATCGCACTTAATAGTATGAGCCATAGGCGATAGTCTAGTAATTCTTTTCTTTATGGAATCGTTTGGATAAGTGAAGACACAAGTATATCCTTCATCTATTAACTTGTTGGCGATACCCCATGCGATGGAGCGATCGTTCGCCACTCCCATAACAACAGCTACTTTCATCTATGATTGCTTACACGAACAGTAATATCAGTTGCGTTTAACTTATCTATGTTAGGATAAGTACACTCCCAATCTTCTCTTGTCCATTTATCTGTAGCCGAATCATAAACATCAAACTGTACCTCTTTCTTTTCAGCAGTAGTTCCTTCTCTATATGCTACTACTAATCTATCTTCGGTACATACACGAACTTCACCAGCATACTCGATACCATTCTCTAAATCTTTCAGAGTCGTGATTCTTTCTTCTAGTGGTTTTACCATTTACTTTGCCTTCTTGATAAATTTTCCATCAGGTCCTCGTTTTTGTTGGGTACTCTGATGTGGTTTTTTTGCTTTTTCTTCAGCATCTTTTGCTTCCGCAATCATTTTATCAGCTTCGTTAGTATTAATCTCAGCAATTTTACTTGCTACAGCTGGTGTGATTTTAGGGTATATCTTATCCAACCTTTGGTCTTTAATTGCTAGAAGTATTTTAGCTTCTGCAGGTGGGACACTTTCAAGCATCTCAATAAATAAACCTTCTCTTTTTACAGGAGTAAGATCTTCTCGTTTAAAGATATAACCTATGCGTCTTGCTTCAAGATACATATTTGTTGGAGTTGCACCATCTGGCTCGTCAGCTTCTTTAAAAGGTGGGTTGCCTTCTGGTAAAATCCATTTATTCGCAGGATTAAATGCATTCTCAAAAATAATTCTTACTAATGCGTCATCCTTGTATTTTTCAACTTCTCCAGTGTCATTAATGTCCTGAAGAATCTTTTCTATATATTTCACAGCCATATTTAAAAGTCCTCAATTTCTTCTAATAATAAATTACAGCGATTTTCCATAAGATAATTGTATAGTTTCATCTTATCTCCCTTCGCTTTATTATTTAGGTACTCGTCCACGATAGCTTTTGAATATTCTTCAGGTATATGGTCAAGCGATATAACCCTTTCATTCCTATCCCACCTTTCCCTTTCTTCGTCAGTTCTACAGGCATCTCTACCAAAAGCATAGAACTCCTCTAGGATTTTCTTGGTGACAGGTTTCTGCCTGACACCCTCCTGATGAAAGATATCATCAGGCGAAAATATGTTTGGTACACCATCACCAGTGTCACCTTTTACTATGTGCATAGTAGTAAATTCTTTAATAGTTTCCCCTTTAGCTAGAGTGACAAACTTTTTCTGCATAGGGGAAAACTGTTTTACATGTGAATATTTTTGAAGCTGTTTAAAATCTTTATCCGATGATATGATTATTACTGGTTCATTATTACCGAATGTATCGGTATGATTTACGAGAGCACCAATAACATCATCAGCTTCACATCTTTCTATACGCATAACTTTGTAAGGAGAGTTTTCATCTATCTCATCCCTTACTTTACTCATTATGGTAAATAAAATATCCCATGGCATGTCATCCTGTTCCCTAGATCCTGCTCGTTTAGATTTATAGTAAGGATGATAATCTTTTCTCCAATAATTAAAGCTGTCGCAACAAACAACTAAATCGCCATATTCTTTTCCGTACCTCTTCTTGTACATTTTAAGCGAAGATAAAATACAGTGACGAATAATATTCTCTACACCTTTTTCGTCACCTGAATTATCTGCAGCAATCAGGTCTTGCCTGAAAGACATAATGTTAGATATTGCTACTTGGCTATAATCAATTAATATCATGGAAAAACTCTTCTCGTTGGTGGGTTGTTAGTAGCAGTATGCCCAGGATAATAAAATGAAATCATCCTATCATATTTAAAGGATCGCCATTCATTTATCTCAGTATCAAAAACTACAAATAAATCCATATTATTATTTGCTTTATCGCTTTTAGGCATTTTTTCTTCAGGGATCCATCTACTATTAGTTGTAAACTTTCCTTCCCTTTCAGTACCATCTTCCTTTTTAAATTTAACAGTACACACAGACTCACCTAGTTGTTGTCGCATTTGAGTTTTCATATTCAAATCAAACTTTCGGTCATCATATTCATCAGTCATACAAACATCTCCATTATAAAGTTAATCGATAAGGCATAACATTATCTACCCATTCTCCGCACACATATAATGTAGGACTCATGTCCTTAGCAATCTCTTGGGCTTCCTCTAATGTATTAGCTTCTATATCTTCAGAAGCATAAGTCTTACGAGAGCCATCACTTAGTGTTACATCGAACTGGGTCAAAAATATCGCCATAGTTATATTCTAGTTCTTAAAAACTTAAAAGTAAAGGGGAGTGATACTGATGACCGACTCCCCTTTATAATCATATCAGGACGATGTGATTACGCACCAATGAGTGCTCTATATCCAGCAGCAACTACTGCCCTTGTAGGTGTACCGATACGATACTTCTTATAGGTCTGACCCATAGAATTAGTTCTATTGTTCAGATAGATTGCAAAACCTTTCAATTTCAAGTTTTGCACAGTAGCATATGGATTCTTAATCCCAAATCTGCTACTGATTTGATTAGCAGTAAACTCACTGCCATTTTGTAAAGCACGAAGCAACCTTGCTTCTTGCGTCATTTTAACATTAGCCATATATCCTCCTTAGATAGTTTGGTAATTGTTGTATATCTGCTTTTACACAGTATTATCATTCTACTCTAAAAAAACTTAAAAGTAAAGTAAAATCGTCCAAAACTATTAAAACCAGTGTTTTCAGCCCCCATTAGATAAAAACGGACTCTCCATTTCGCTCTGGAGTGGTGAAAGTCGATGAGCATAAGGGTTTATACCAGGAAAAAAGATGTGCTTTCCAGTGAGCTGTGAGAAGCTCTATATTTGAAATGCCCTTATTTTACCCTGTTTTTAAGGTTTTTAAGAGCTGTTTCTAGCTTTAAAGGTATATATGGGGCAAATTGGAGGGTTGTGCGTGGTTTATTACTATGGTTTCTAACACCATGAATAGTAGATAGGTTGATAAGGCAGGTTCCATTATTCTGATGAGTGAATACTCTGGTGCATTCTGCCTGTTCTTTCTCAGTTAAGATAGCATAGATATCTTCCCTATGCTTAAATTTTTCTTTATCTCTTTGAGCAATAGATTCTTGGAAATTAAAATCCCATGTTGGGTGAGAGTAGAAGTCTGTATGATGTTCTCCTTCTCCCCAAGTCATGTTTATCGCCCACGAGTCTCCATGCTGGCAAGAATGACAATGTAATGCCATCTTAGAATTAGGTGGTGTGGTTAGAACAATACAATACCAACCTCCAGGAATCCAATTAAGATATCTATGTACAACTTCAGGTATTACCTCTGGGCGAAGTTCCCAAGGAAAAGAGTTTTGTTTCCATTGACCACCATGTTCATGACTATCTGCATATTCACCAACATTAAAATGCATCTCTTGGTCTAATAGATTAATATCTTCATGTTGAAGACCAGTAGTTTGTTCCCCATCCTTTGTAAGATTGATAACTGTAATTGTTTTCTTATCAGTTGACCAAAGATTAGGTCTTTCTATTTTAGGGATGTTTAATGGGATTAAGTATTTAGATTGAATAAGGGACTTGTTTCCACTTACCACTTTCTTGGTCATAGTAAAATTCCTGACATGAGTGTGACCAAAATTCTACATAGTAAGTAGTTTCCCCATGAGATATAGTGTAGTTTCCTGTCTCATCCTTTTGAAATGGTAATGGGTATTCTTTTATATTATTCTTTAAAAAATAAGCACACTCGTTTCTATTTTCAAATGGTATAGTCCAGTTGGAATGAAGAGTGTCTCCACTGCCTACAAATGCAGTAAGCACTATGTAAAAAATAGTATCTATGAAAATATCTGGCATCATTTTGGTTCGTATATTGTTATAAGTTCTTCTTTTCCCTTCACCTTGATTTTATCAAGTTCTTTGGATTCAATACTATTTAGGGCATCTTTGGTGTACTGAGAATATAGAGTATGACAGTTTTTATAGTTTCTAGTTTGAGCTTCTAATCTGGCAGCAAGGTTTACTGCGTCACCGATTACTGAGTAATCAAATCTCATTTCACTACCCATATTTCCTACAATACATGTACCAGTATTTACACCTGAGCCAATATTAATCTCAGGTAATCCTGCTTCTTTATATTCTTTCTTTAATTTTTGTGTTTCTTCAGCACACTCTATAGAAGTTTTGACTGCCAACTCTGCGTGATTATCACAATCAAGTGGAGCATTCCAGAATGCCATAATACAGTCGCCCATATATTTATCGACACACCCACCATTAGCCAATACAATTTTAGTCATACGATTTAAGTAATCATTGATGAGTTCAACTAATCCTTCTGGGTCATCTTTATTTTTAAAATACTCAGATATAGGAGTAAAGCCAACTATATCCATAAATAAGAAACTCATCTCTCTTTTCTCACCACCCAGTTTTAATTTACTTGGATCTTTTTGTAATATAGCAACTTGTCTTGGATCTAGATATCTTTCAAACTGTTTTCTTATTTGTTGTTTTAAATTAAACTCTAGGATAAATCTAGTAAAGGTAGCATGAAAACCTACAAGGAATGTAGCTATTACAAACCAAGATACATCTACTAGCCAACCATAATAAGTAAATGCGAAGTATGCTTTCGCGATGGCAGCAGATACAACCACACCTAGATAAATTGCCAACCAAGCATAAGGTAAAAACCTACAAGCAAAGATAGTAATAATACACCAAAACATCATTAGCATTATTTCTGCTAATGGCAACCAATCTACTCTAGTTATTTGTTCGCCTGATAAAACAGTTTGTAATGTAGAAGCAGTTATATAATGTGAATACTGTTCACCTCTTGGTGTAGCAATTATATTAGATATACCAGCAGCAGTTGGAGATACGATTATAGTTTTACCAAATAATAATAAATCATTTATCCCATTTTCTACATCCATCATTGACATAGTATGATATTCTTTATCGTGCCTTAACCATATTCTAGCATTCGCATCAGTTTCAATAGTAGCGAATCCTGGAACTCTCATAGCTTGTATGCCACCATCACCTGCTTTTACTTGATAGGATGGGTCGCCCACTGCGACTCTAATAACTTCTATGGCTATACTAGGATATATGTCATTATCTATTTTCATAAGTAGAGGAACTCTACGAACAATC